CGACTACAGTGTACCATATCACAAAAATATTGATCCAAACTTTACAAGTTTACCAACTTTCGTTGCTGAATTTCACGACTGCAAAGTACATAGTTGTCCTTTACTGGTAACCTATCAACAGAAATTGATAACCAATTATATCTGGGGGCTCACAGATCAACGCAGGAACAAACCAGGCAAGACACACAAACTATGGAAGGAATGGGGAGACGAAGTACAGGCAGAGCTACCGCCTGTTAGCCAACACTTCCATGAGAAATATCTGTATGTATGGTTGCCCATCGATGAGGAGAGTGTGAACAACCCATGGCACATATGGATTGATGTGATATCAAAATTTAGGCTGTTGGAGAAACGCTGGTCCACAGATTTCACAAAGTATTGCTACGTGCTGGCAAACGAGAGCAGATATTTTAAGAAAGTAATCGAAGAATTGTTTCCTGAAATAAAAGTGCTCGTCATGCCAAAAGATGAAACGTGGCAGTTCAAACACTTACTAGTGCCCAGTGCCAGTAATACAAAGGACGGAGTGATTACTCCTCACCTAGCACCATGGCTGAGACACTTCAAAGGTCTCCATGGTTCTGAGAGCAAAGAACCACATCGAAAGATTGTGGTGCTACGCCCAGGAGCAAAAACAAGAAGAATGACAAATTCGGACGAACTGTTATTGGCCCTCAAAGGATGGGAGACAGTTGTGTTAGAGACAATGACAATACGAGAACAAATGAAAACATTTGCAGAAGCAACACACATTGTCGCGGCTCATGGAGCAGGATTGGTCAATCTACTTTGGTGTAAACCAGGAACAAAAGTGATCGAAATACAGGACACTAACATGATTCATAAGAAAGTTTATCCGTTACTTTCACACCACCTAGGATTAAAACACGAACTATACTTGGCCGACACAGTGCCAATAGAACTAGAAGGTGGCAAGAAACCCAAAGGTATAAAAAGACTCAGCGACCTAATAAATTTTAAAATCGATGTGCCGGACCTACTTAAATATCTCGATTGACAATGAAAATTAAAGTTATAACATCGTACAAACCGGGCACCTGGGGATCGTTTGCCAAACGAGGAATACACTCCATGATCGAACAATTTCCTCCGGAGGTGGATATATTTCTCTACTGTGAAGAACAACAACCAAAGGATGTTGACAGTAGAATAACGTGTATTGATCTAACACAAGCGGAGCCAGAACTATTCAAATTTAAGGACAAGTACAAAGACGACCCAACTGCAAATGGCAAAATAAAACAGATAGAAGGTGGTGTAAGAAGATCGCCTGACTTACAAGGGTTAGACAAAGATAAAGATTCTTTTCTTTGGGACGCCGTGAGATTTGCAAACAAAGTTTTTTGTGTAGTCAATGCAGTACGTAACTCCGACGGATACGATTATGTGCTGTGGATAGATGCAGACACTTTCACTTTTAGGTCTGTGCCATTAGAGTTTTTTGCAAAATTATTACCAAAAGAAACAATGCTGACATATCTAGGTAGAGAAAATCCAACGTTAGGTGACGGGGGTGTTTATCCGGAATGTGGATTCGTAGGATACAACCTCCGGCATCCGGAAACCCAAAACTTTATAGACGACTGGGAGCAACTTTACAAAACAGGAGATGTATTCAGCATACTCGAATGGCATGATTCGTATGTGTTTTGGCATTTGTCAAAAATATACAGGACCAAAAAAAACATATTAGTAAATGATATAGGGTACCAAAAAGGGGTCAAGGGTCATCATGTTTTTATCAACAGCGAGTTAGGACTATACATGGACCACTTCAAAGGTAAGAGGAAACTACACGGCACATCCGCTAGGAATGATTTCCGTGTTAATCCTAACGCATCCTTTGACCTACAAAAGATAGATTACTGGAAAAAAGTACCACCAAGTTAAAGCAGACATAATTACATTAAATGAAAAAAATTGCATTTGTAACAGGAATGACAGGACAAGATGGTCCTTACCTCGCCAAGCACCTATTAGAAAAAGATTATAAAGTATACGGTTTGGTAAAAAGATACAGCAATCCAAATCTATCTAATCTCTCCTACCTGGGAATAGAGAACGATGTAGAATTGATCACTGGTGACATAACAGACGATGCCAATGTGAATCATTTGGTAAAAACAATTAGACCAAATGAATTTTACAATCTTGCCGCACAGAGTTTTGTGGGTGCCAGTTGGGATCTTAACAAACAGACAACCGAAGTAAATGCAATGGGTGTGTTGAATATCCTTAATGCAATAGTAAATCAAAACCCACTTACAAAATTCTATCAAGCAAGTACCAGTGAACTCTACGGCAACTCAAACGTTGACGGTTTACAAAACGAACAAACACCGTTCCACCCACGTTCTCCATATGGTGTGTCAAAACTGTATGCTTACTGGATGACTGTTAACTTCCGAGAAAGTTACAGCATACACGCCTCGAACGGAATTTTATTCAATCACGAATCACCCATAAGGGGCAAGGAGTTTGTCACAAGAAAAGTCACAGACGGTGTTGCTAAGATCAAACTAGGACTTGCAAAAAAAATTACACTAGGAAACCTAGATGCAAAAAGAGATTGGGGATTTGCTGGAGACTTTGTTGAGGCCATGTACACAATGGTGCAACTGGAAGAGCCGGGAGATTACGTAATATGCACAGGAGTGCAACATTCTATTAGAGAATTGCTTACTCATGCTTTCAGAACCGCTGGCATCGACGATTGGGAACAATATGTCGAATCTGACCCACGTTTCAAGCGTCCAGCAGAAGTACACGCACTGCATGGATCGTATGCCAAGGCAAAAGAAAAATTAGGATGGGAACCTAAGACCGAATTCAAAGACATGGTTGCATTGATGGTCAATGAAGACATAAAGAGATTGTCTCATGATCTACGTTAGTTCCACCAATAGGCAAATCACAGAAAAATATGTTGATTGGGCCAAAGAAGGGTTACCAGGCAGTAAGAAACTTTCGCCAATTGAAATTATTCGTAAAACAGATTGCACCAAGGCAGTGATATTTGGTGTACTGCGTGGTACACACCTAGTATACAAATGGGCAGAAAAAAATAACATAGATTTCTATTACATGGATCGGCCTTACTGGGGAGAAACAAGATTCAATCCTTACTATCTCAAAATCGTTAAAAACAATCATTTAAAAAACTGGCAGGAGGACAGACCAGACGATCGTTTTAAAAAATCATTCCCATGGCCCATTCATCCTTGGAAAAAAGACGGCAAGAACATAATAGTGTGTCCTCCATCTAATGCCATGAAGGAATTCTTTGGTGTGCATGATTGGTTGGACAAAACGTTGGCAACACTGAAAGCCAACACAGACAGGCCGATCATTGTTAAAAACAAAGGTTACAATCCTATCATGGGACGTGACACAAACGGTGGAATGATAGTCACTGGTAAAGATGATAGTAAACCAAGTGGCCCTATAGACTGGAACAACGCCTACGCTGTTGTGACTTACAACTCGAACATTTCTCTAGAAGCAACAACAAGAGGAATTCCATGCTTTACCGATCCCCACAATGCTTGTGCACCTATATCGGAAACAGATTTTTCAAAAATAGAAAAGCCTTGCTACATTGACCGAGAACCTTTATACTATTCAATGGCATACGGTCAATTTACAGCAGAAGAATTAAGAAACGGATATGCCTGGAGGATACTAGATGAAAGTTGAAATATTTAGAAGGACCGTAAAGGACAGACGTAGAGGAGCAAGTTACGATCTATTGAAATACATGGCCGAAGGCATAAAAGCGTGTGGCGATGAACCAATCATGGTGAATGAGACGAAAACCGGAGAGTGGACCAAAGACGAAATGGAGCCTACTCATCCAATTGGCTGTATGTTTGGATACGGAGGTACCAACCAGATGCATCACACAAAGGGCCGTAGACGTGACCTAGTGGAACGTGCAAAGAAAAAAGGAATCAAGATAATAACTTTTGATGGTGGTTTGCTTTCAAGTTTTGGTAATGTGCATGGCCCAAAACATCATTGGCGGGTTTCATTATTTTCACCTATGAACAACGGAGACTTCTTGTCAGACAACAGTCCGCCCGATCGATGGGAAGCCGCGAAGGCCAGATGGAATATTAAAAGTGAACCATGGAGGAAATCCAATCAAGAGGATCCTATCCTGTTTGTGCTACAACCTAAAGACAACTGGAGCATGAACGATCTCGACCCCATAGAATGGTTTCACGGAGTGTATGAAAAATTAAGACCTGCAACGGATAGAAAATTTATTGTGAGACCACATCCTAATCATGTTGTTCACATTGAAGACAGGATGGGAGAATTTCCACAAGATGTTGAAGTCGTTATAGGACAGAAATATTTCAACGGAGACGAAAAAAAATATTACAGATTCAATTATCAAGAAGCGATATCCAATTGTCATGCCGTTGTTACACACAATTCTACTGCGGGCGTAGATTCATGTGTGCGTGGTATCCCTACATTTAACACCTCAGATCTAGCACTGAGCTGGCCCGTGGCAAACAAAGATCTGAACAACATAGAAACTCCAGAGTACCTTGACAGGACACAATGGCTGAACGATCTTGGATACAAGTTATGGAGCGAAAAGGAAATTAGAGATGGCACAGTGTTCAAAAGATTTAAAGATAAGTTGGGAATGTAATGTGTGGCATATACGGCATAACCGAATATAATCCGGAATTCATAAAACAATTCATAGAAGTTTGCAAACACAGAGGCCCGGACGGTTCAAGCATATGGCACAACGATAAGATAACATTAGGTCATAACTTGTTGAGTATAATGGGTGAACCAGGCAATGCGACACAACCATGGACAACCCCCAAAGGAAACAAACTTGTTTACAATGGAGAAATCTTCAACTACTACGAATTGAAGGAAAAGTATAAAGAGTTCACAGACACCTCAGGTTGTGACACCGAACTACTTGCTTGGGGATTGGATAAGTTTGGATTGTCATTTATCGACGAGATAGACTCAATGCACGGCTTTGCATACTACGAGGTTGATAAGAATACATTGACTTTGAGTAGAGATCACGCAGGCGTTAAACCTGTCTACTACGCATTGATAAAAGAAGGACTGGTGTTTGGATCAGAGATAAAAGGAATGTTAGATAAAGTACCCGGGAGTAGGAAGCAGGACGAACTTGCAGTAGGTTGTATGACCACAACCGGTATTAATCCATTACGTAATACTTTTTTCACAGGAATAAAAAAATTACTTGCAGGTGAAACTATTGTATATGGCTTGGACAACAAAACGTTAGTGAAAACAAAAAGGATATTCATAAAACCAAATTCAAACAAAAAATTTAATGCTGAAGAATTTAGAAAGATGGCACAAAAGTCTATAAAAATGGCAAGTATTGGCAGGAGAAAAATTGGAGTATTCTTGAGTGGCGGACTTGATTCCGGCATAGTTGCTTATGAACTTAAGAACGTATTAGGCCATGCCAACACTTTCACTAACAGGATGGAACCAAACTACATTCACCCAAAGGACGGCGATCATAATGAGGATGCCGACTGTGCCAAGGTATTAGCGGATGCCAATAACTTCAACCATACAGAAGTAACTATTACGCCTGAGATTGCAAAACAATACTGGGATGATTCTATATATTACATCGAGCAACCTGTGTATAATCCGAGCTTATCGATGTATTGCTACACTAATAAAGTATTACATAGTAATGGTATAGTAGTCACAATGGCAGGCGACATGGGGGACGAGGTTTTGGGCGGCTATCCAAAATATTGGAAATTAAGAAAAGAACAATTCAAAAGTTGGTCGGACATAATAGATAAATGGATCAACCGTATCAAGAGACCAATCAAGGTTTATGACAAAGGAAGATTACGTGATGAACTTTTAAAATGCTATCCAGACGATCTTTGGAACCCGGATGACCCCATAGGTTCTTACATGGCACTGGATTGTGTTGCACAGGTTCCTGAAGAATTTTTAATGAGGAACGACAAGTATGGAATGGCTTACAGCATGGAAGGACGTTTTCCTTTAGCGACGAAAACTTTCATGCAGTACTGCATGGACATTCATAGTGACGAGAAGATAGGCGAAACAAAAAGCGATACTAAACTTTTGACCAAGGTTGCATACAAAGGATTATTACCAGATGTTATTGTCAATAAGATGAAGACAGGATGGACTGTGCCACTACAACATTGGTGGAACAAAACAGGCAAGGCAAGTATTCCAACAATGATTGTGGCCGATTGGATTAAAAAGTACAACATGACCAGGTAGATTAAATATCGATAATATGAAAATAAAAGTACTAACATCATACAAACCAGGCACCTGGAACGAGTACGCCAAGAGAGCTGTTGACAGTGTGTTGCAACACTGGCCTCAAGACACGCAAGTGACGGTGTATCACGAAGCACAGTCTCAAGATGTGTTTGAACATCCGAGAGTGGAATGGTTGGATGCTCATGAAGTACAGCCTGAGTTGTTAAAATTTAAGAACAAGTACAAAGACGATCCTGTGGCAAACGGTGAAATAGACGAAATACCAAACGGTGTGCGTAGACCAATACCCATGGCACCTAAAGGATCTTTCCTTTGGAATGCTGTGAGATTTGCAAACAAGGTTTTTTGTGTAACTCATGCAATAAAAAATTCTGCAGGTTATGATTATCTAATATGGTTGGATGCTGACACATACTCCTTTAGACCAATACCAAAAGAGTTTTTTGAAGGACTACTGCCAAGTAATTCAATGTTGACTTATCTGGGCAGGGAAAATCCAAACCTAAGTGACGGTGGAAAGTATCCAGAATGCGGATTCGTAGGGTACAATCTGAATCATCCCGAAATACAGAACCTCACCAAGGACTGGGAAGACCTGTATGTGTCTGACAAAATATTTGAACTAATTGAGTGGACGGATTGTTCTACGTTATGGCATTTGTCAAAAAAATATCAAAAAGAAAAAAACGTAAAAGTAAACGATATAGGTTATTGGAAAGGGGTCAGGGGACACCACGTATTCATAAACAGTGAATTGGGACTGTACATGGATCATTTCAAAGGTAACAGGAAGGCAGAAGGTAAAAGCAAATTGAAAGACTTCAAAGGAGCCGGCCAAGATATAAAAGATCTAGACTACTGGAGAAAAATATAAAATGAAAATAGAAGTATGGCCGGAACATGGTCCACAGAACAGTAAAACAATCTTCAAAAAATTTATAGAGTCCCTGCAGAAGAGCGGGGAAGAAGTGCATCTCAACAAAGAGACCAACGGTGATGTGGCAGTGATATGGAGTGTGTTGTGGAGAGGTCGTATGCAGAGTTACAAAAGCGTATGGGACAGATATAGGAAAGAAGGCAAGCCAGTAATTGTAATAGAGGTAGGAGGACTTCGTAGAAATCTTAGTTTTAAAATAGGCATAAACGGCATCAACAGAGATGCTGACTTTGCCAATCAAACATTTGACGACCAACGTTGGCCTTTGTTCAAACACGAGTTACGACCATGGAATCCAACCGGCGATTTGATAGTGATATGTGGACAACACGATGCATCTGAACAATGGAAAGGTCTTCCTAGAATGTCACAATGGTTTGAGCAAACGATACACGAAATACGGAAGTACACCACCAGACCCATACTAGTGAGGCCACATCCTCGTAACATAATCACATTTAGAGAAGATAAATTTAAGAATGTAAAAGTGAGATTGCCTAAGAGAGATTTTAGGACGTACGACGACACAGATTTCAAAGCCACGTTAGAAAGAACATGGGCAGTTGTTAATCATTCTAGTAATCCTGCCATGGAAGCAGTAATGAAAGGCATTCCTGTTTTCGTCTCAGAATCTAGTTTATGTCACGACGTTGGAAATATCAAATTAGCAGACATCAATACCCCTGCTATGCCAAATAGACTGACTTGGGCCAACAAACTAGCGTACACAGAATGGTTCGAGGACGAGATAGAACAAGGGCTACCATGGAATAGGATCAAAAAAAGATTAGAGGAGAAATATTTAAAATGAAGACGATAAACATAGGAAAAAGAAACGAGATACTACCTATAGAATGGAAACCATACAAAGGTGAGGACGTGATTGTTAATACAACAATACGTAAAGGACAACGTATACAAGACATCAAATTTTATGAGGACCAGGTCAACGCAGTGCCTCGAGGCAATGCCTATTGCATAGGTAACGGTCCTTCACGTAAAGATTTTGATCTGAAGAAACTTAAAGCATCTGGACAGACATATGGTTGTAATGCATTGTACAGAGACTTTATGCCTGACTTCATATTCTCTGTTGATACAAAAATGACCATGCAGATGGTAGAAGATGAAGTGGGATTGAAAACTGTACACTATGCACCAGTACTTGAGGTAAACAGGAAACAGAGCAAGGGCATGTTAAAGTTAACGCCAAATAATCCACATTGGATCTCGGGCAATCAGGCGTTCTGGACAGCAGGTGTCCACGGCCACAAGAACATATATCTTATAGGATATGACTTCAGGGAGTACGGCAAAGGCGAACTCAACAACATATACCAAGACACAATCTGTTATGGTGAGCGTAACGATGACAAAATATTTGAAGGATGGTTGAAAAATTTTAGAGACATGTTGAAAATGAGACCTTACGTCAACTACACCGTCGTGCATGACAGCCCTCCAGATTATTTGAACTATCTACAGACAGGCACGGACCTAGGAAACAGTAAAGTGATCAGTTACGCTGAATTTGAGAAGGAATTAACATCTCGACAGGCCTAGGCCTGCAAGTTTAAACTTATTTTTCCAAGCAAAGAAGTTTGCATTGTGGTTAGCATAAGGATCTTTGACCCACGTCATTTGGTAAAGATGCACCATTTCGTGTGCTAAAGTTTCTATGAAATCTTTCCAAGAAGGAAACTTACAGTGTATTTCTATATAGTGTTCTAAATCTATATGATAAGGAATTATTTTTTGATTGAACCTGCCTTTGGGTGTTTTCCTGTTGTCCCAGTTTACCACACATCTGCCCCAGTCCTTATGTAGTTTTTTCACATGTAGTGGTACCATTGGTAATCTGCTGTTGAATAATGCCTTGTTGATAATTCTAAACCACTGATATACCTGTTGTTCTGTTGGCCTGAATCCAACTACATTTTTATATCTAGTCGCAGTATTTTCCAACTTGACCTTAAGTTGTTTTCTTACATTTACCGCTTTGTTTTTTACTTTTTTCATGGTTGACAATATTACCAATTATGCTATAATATACTAATAATTATCTAAAATACCATGACCGATATGCACACAGATTTACCAAAAACAATTAACGAAGCACTTAAAATACTAGCATATAATGATTATTTTTGGGCCAATCCTTCAATGATAGGAAATACAGCCGTAATTAAGCCGCACCCAAAAGATTATGACACAGTGAGATCGTTGGCTGAATCACAGTACGCCTGGACTGAGAAACAGGCCAGACTGGCACTGGTCATACTAAAACGATATCTGACCAAGTTCCAGGCTCATGGCATGGACATAAAAAAATTGTTGGACAACCCTGTGTACGAGGACGACTTCCGTGTAATTAGTTTTGACAAGGTCATAGAGAAGTACACTGACGATGATAACATCGATCGGATAGAGATGAGATTCCCTTACAATAAAAAGGTTATACAACTGATACGTTGCATGAAAGATAAACGTGACTTGCCAGGAATGTATGCCTTGTATGATGGTGAGAAAAAAAGATGGACTTTCCAACACAGTGACGTTACTGCTTATTACCTGACCTTGATAGCCGTGAGATATGATTTCAAGTTTATGGACGACAGTTTGTTAAACGATTATGAAGAGATCAAAAGACATGTGGTAGGACATCGAAAACCCACAGCACGATTAATAGCAGGCGAAGTTATGCTAGACAATGCTCCCGAGTCATTGCAAGAATACTGGGACAAGAATTTAAAATCTAAAACAGCATTGGCACAAGTAGACTCTTTGAAAAATTTTAACATATCAACCAAAGGAATCAACGTCGAAGCACAAACGTCAATAGGCCACAAGATAGCACACAACAACTATCACAAGTTATGGATTGACTCGAAAGGATATTCAAAAAAAGATGTTGTCAAAGGATTAATGGAGTTGAACTGTTTTCCGTTAATAATGCCAGTGAGTGGTGACATACACATGGAAGATGATGTAAGAGAATGTTGGGAATGGTTGAATGCCTTCAAAGCACACGGAGTGGATATTTTAAATGATTGTTCGTGGGGTTTTGATATAAAAGAGCCTATGTATAGAAAGGACATCGATGAGTTTAAAAACGAAAGACATTGGTTGGTAGATAACCAAAAACCCAGAGAGTTCTTTGAGAACCTATACGAATTACATCAAATGAGTAAACAGTTTAAACTGATCAGCGATAATACCAAACTAATATTTGTTAGGAACAGAATACCGAGAGCACTAATCAAAAGTAAAATAAAACCAAAGGCATCACTGGTTGCACTGGGCGGTGGTTACTATGCCACGGGTACAGACAACCTTAAAAGAATGCTTGAAAATCTTCCAAAAAAGTTGTATTATAGTGATCACCAACCGAGTAATTGGGATTGGCATGATCACATAATAGTAAAACTTTAGAATGAGTAGTTGTAAATTAGTAATAAAAGATGAAGTGAACGTGAAGTTCGAGAACCTAAGCCTCGAATGGCGTAAGAGATTATCTAACAAATTCAAATACGAGATACCATACGCTAGACATCTACCAGCAGTAAAACTGGGCAGGTGGGACGGCAAGGTCAGTTTCTTTGGACTTGGTGGTACTACATATCTAAATCTAGTCGATCAGATACTGCCCATTCTGGATGAGGGCGGTGTGTACATAGATGTTGAGGACAAAAGAGAACAACACAACTTTGAATTTAAACAAGTAGATAAAAATTATCTTTCACATATAACATGGCCAGAGAATCATCCAGCCGCGGGACAGCCGATTGAATTGAGAGACTACCAAGTGGAAACGATTAACAAGTTCATAGAACATCCACAGAGCATACAAGAGATCGCCACCGGAGCAGGTAAGACCATAATCACAGCGGCATTATGCCAATTGGTCGAACCGTATGGAAGGACACTTACCATAGTTCCAAACAAGAGTCTTGTGACACAGACTGAGGAGGACTTTCTTGCTTGTAATTTAGATGTTGGTGTGTACTACGGCGACAGGAAAGAACTGGGCAGATTCAACACAATAGCAACATGGCAATCGTTGAATGTATTAGAAAAGAAAAGCAAGGACGAACACACGACAGATTTTCTAGAAGCAATACAAGGAATCAACACAGTAATAATTGACGAGGTACACATGGCAAAGGCAGATGTGCTGAAGAGATTACTGACAGGACCATTTGCACACTGTGGTATACGTTGGGGGCTGACCGGAACAGTACCTAAAGCAGACTATGAGTTCATGGGGTTGAAATGTAGCATAGGTGACGTGTCCAACCGGATACAGGCCAGTGAACTGCAAGACAAGGGCGTACTTGCAAACTGTCATGTAAACGTTTTACAGACACAGGATCACCCGCAGTTCAAAACATACGGGGAAGAATTAAAATGGCTGACCACAGACAAGACCAGGATGAAATGGGTGGCCAATACTATAAAGGACATCTCAAGTTCGGGCAACACACTGATACTGGTTGATAGGATCTCCGCAGGAGAGATACTTGAGGAGCAGATAGATGATGCAGTGTTCGTGTCCGGATCAACTAAAAACACAGACAGAAAGGAACAATATGATGAAATATCTACTGCAACAAATAAAGTTATTATCGCCACATATGGAGTTGCCGCTGTTGGTATTAATATTCCTAGGATTTTTAATCTTGTTCTCATAGAGCCAGGCAAGTCATTTGTCAGGGTTATACAGAGCATAGGACGTGGTATCAGGAAGGCAGAGGACAAAGACAGCGTACAGATATGGGATATTACCAGCAGTTGCAAGTTTGCAAAAAGACACCTAGGGGCAAGGAAAAAGTTTTACAAAGAGGCCAATTACCCGTATAATATAGAAAAGATAAATTATGAAAATCCTTACACTGGATAACAGAACATACAAGTTAGAGAAGATACCTGAATGGGTTGATGAGAATTTAAGATTCGCAGTACTAGACAATTCAGATCCTGAAAATCCAGACTTCTTCTATATTCCCTTAATATTCCTAGAGAGCTTCAATGCTCCGGCGGCAGTGTTAGAGATTGGACCACATAAGATAAAGATGCCTCTGGACTGGAAGATGCTGATAGGCGAGGCAGGACAATCAGAAATGCATGTTTTACCAATCACGAGTCTTAATGATAGAGGCTTTGATGCATTCACATTCAACCCATTGTCTAGTCCCAAACCGGATTTCTATCCTATAGACGTGGTGGATATCTACACAGAGGTGAAATGGTATTTCCCTAAAATTAAATCAGGACAGATGTTAGCAGTGCCATTGAGCAATGGTCCGAAACCTATGTGTGCCTACTTTGTAAAGGACATATCGAGACAATGCGAACAGGTGGACTATGGATCGGTCTGGTAGAAAATCAATAACAATCGATGCACCAATCCTAATAACCAGTAACAAGATTGCCGTGTGGATGGACGAAGATTGGATGTTTAGATTCTTTGACTTCATGAAAAAACATAAATTCCAATTTTCAGGTTTACAACATAAAAACAAGAAACTAAAATTAACATTTGTAACAGCGAAAGAATGCACAATGTTTGCACTAAAATATGCCAGCAGAAAAAAATAGAAAATTTTTTGATCTAAGGAACGGACTCAAAGCGGTTGACTTCCGGAACAAAGACTACTTTGATAGGATAGATGACAAGGAGAAATCATTATATTCACCTTACATGCTAATGAGATATGTTTCTAATGTGTCCTCGAAGGATCCGTTCTACATAGAACATTATATTGAGATGGTGAACGAATGTGTGAACAAGCACTGCTTCACACTAGGCAAGCACAAGAAACTGTTGTGGATACTGACTTCTATGTGTGGAGCAGAGACACAGCAATTCCACCAATGGATCAAACCAATGAAGCGTGTGCCAAACAAGAGTCTAAAAAAATTACAACAGATGTATCCAAACTGGAAGGAATCAGATCTAGAGACTTTGGACAAAATCATAACAGACAGAGAACTAGAGGAACTGATGGAGGCCCATGGCGTCGACAAATAAATGCACATACTGTGGCAAAGAGTTTGCAAAGGAACGTACACTACAAGTACACTTGTGCGAACCAAAACGTAGATACCTACAGCGAGATGAGAAGTGGGTAGTAAATGCATTCATGGTGTTCCAAAGATTTTATCAAATACATCAACACAACTCAAAAACAAAAACATATGACGATTTTGTAAAGAGTCCATACTACAATGCCTTTGTAAAGTTTGGTCGATTCATTATGCATATTAATCCATTGTATCCAGAGAAGTACATAGAGTTTGTATTAAAATCAAAAATTAAACTAGATCATTGGTCTAGAGATGATTTGTATGAGACATATCTTATTGATGCACTAAAGTCGGAACCTGTCGAGGCCGCTTTGCAAAGAAGTATAGCAACAATGATGGACTGGGCAACAGAACAGAATGCACAATGGTCTGACTATTTTAGATTAGTGAATACTAACAGAGCAGTGCAACACATACAGCAAGGTAAGATTAGTCCATGGTTGTTGCTAGGTTGCAACGCAGGCAAAAGGATGTTAAAATCTTTTAACGACGAACAATTACAAATGATTGAAAAATTTATAAACACAAGTTTCTGGCCAAGCAAATTGAAAAGTTATCCAGCGGATCATATGTTGGTACAGGACACAGCAAGAGAGGCCAAAATTGTCTAAAATAGATTTAGAAGTTTCTGACAACCTAGAGTTCGACGATGGGGACTGTGCTGTGATTATAAAAGAGGATGGATCCATAGGACGAGTAATAATGCCAAAGGTCAACAAAGAAATTTTGAAAACAGAAGGTTATAGAAAACTATTAGATGTACTGGAAGTGTTACAACCAGGGTCACGAGACAAGATGATAAAACATGCAGAAAAAGATAAAGGGAGTGTACACTAATGCCTGATGTAGATATAGATTTCGTTGACAGAGATAATACTCTAAAACTTTTCAAACATACACCAGCGTCTATGATCAAGGACGGCAAGGCAGAGAAGCACAAGACAGGAGTTTACTTCCATGTTGTACCTGAACATCCTGTTACCGGACACGCATCATTAGATTACAAGAATGCGGAGGACAGAGGTTACTTCAAGATAGACTGCCTGAACGTAAACATCTACAAGGATGTCAAATCCGAACAGGAACTGGTTGAACTGATGATAAAGGAACCGGATTGGGATATGTTGAAAGATCCAAAGACAGTGGAGAACCTTTTTCACCTAAACGGCCATTTCAATATAGTATCCAAACTAGAACCAAAAACAATAGAACAACTCGCGGCTGTGTTGGCCATTATACGTCCTGCCAAACGTCAGTTGATGTACAAGGATTGGGTAGACATAATGAAAGAAGTGTGGGTAAGGCCAACAGACGGATCGTATTTCTTTAAGAAATCACATGCTGTGGCATATGCACAGGCCATAGTGGTACAGATGAATTTGATAAGCAGTGCTAAATATAGTTTTGATGCACCATCAGAAACGTAAGAAAAAACTTCCTAAAAAACGCAAGACATCCAATAGCAGTACATCATTATCATCAGAATTACATTCATATCAGGCTGACAATCCTTTGACGAAATATGTTGAGAGAGTTAATGGTATTAATTGTACTGAGCCTACTAAGATTAAGTAGGTCTTCTTACTAATTGGATAGTTCTTCTTTTCACCCGTTTCTTTGAAATTTCAGAAAGTTTTACTGTGGGGCCATGGACAATTTCAACATCCTTAGAGTTAAGTGTAATCAATGTGGAACGAAAGTATCTGAATTCTCCCTTAAGGAATATATTAATTGGTAATTTACGATTTGATTCATGCCACCAAGTTTCTCCACATTTCAAGAACTTCATCTTGTCTTGTGGCATCATAAGCCTACCATAGTCATAGAAACTGATCACATTGACATCTTCGTTCTGTACTATGCCCACATACTCCAAATCGCCCTTTCTGATCAGACTCAGGAACGGGAACTTGTCTCTTAATGTGTTAAAAATTTCGTTCATTCTATATCTATAAATACTGTTAAATATGTATTATGCAAACAGTACAAAGGTATTTAATAAATCAATTGGTAATAGCCTACATAAATGGTTATCACGGAAGGAACTCAAAAGTGTACGATAGACGCCTAACACTGCATAGAGGGGTATCAAACCCAGTGTCGTTCACGTTTAAAAACGAGGACCAGAAGGCACAGGACATCACATCCAAGACTTACGAGTTCAATATGATAGATTCAGAAAGTAAAAAAGCAGTCCTCACAAAGACATTGAGTATATTAGATGACGGATCCACTGTAAGCACAAAGGGTGCCGCTAGTTGTACGATCACAGAAGGTGACCTATTACCATTGGATGCAAAGTTCTATAACTTCTCTGTACGTGAAGTGAAATCAGATGGTAGTAGAGAAATAACGTATGCAGACACAGGATATGCGGCCGCCGGCACAGTAGAGTTGTTGGATGGTGCTTATCCGGAATTTGTTGCGAGTACAAGTGTTTCTAGTTTTACGGCCTCAGGTGGTCCACTAGGATACACATCAGGATCTATAGATGCTAGGCCAGGAATCAATAACAACAAGGCTTTACACACGATTGCTGTGTACACAAAGAACTTTTCAGGTGCTTTGAGGGTGCAAGGTACAATGAGTGCATCTCCGAGCAACACAGACTACTTTGATATTACCATGGAAGGTGCAGGATCCACTGCAAACTCTTTCTCAGATTCTACAGCAGTATCCAACTTTAACTTCACAGGCGTTTACCACAGTGTGAGATTCAGTTGGGGCAACGACAGTGATAACACTGGCGTGATTGACAAAATCCTATATAGACAGTAAAATAGTATAGATTATGAATCTTATACAGAATACAATTCTGACTAGTCTGCCTGCAAACAGAAAGAAAACCCCAAGCGGATGGATCAGTTTCAACGCACCTTGTTGTGTGTACAATGGAGAGACTGCTGACAAGAAGAAACGTGGGGGACTTATGACTAGTGCTGACGGCACAGTAAGTTACCATTGTTTCAACTGTGGCTTCAAGACAAGTTATGTGACAGGACGTAAACTGACCTACAAGATGAGACAGTTTATGAGTTACATAGGTATACCTGAGGACACCATACGTAAGTTGGCCATAGAGGCCATGCGTGAGGAAGAGGGTGATGTTAAGTATGAGAAGAAGAAATTCGTGTCATTCAAAAACAAGACACTGCCCAAGAATGCACACAAACTGGATGTGTGGCTAGAAAAGTATGTGGGCAACGATCTCACGGAACCGCAATGGAAGAAGATAGACGGATTACTAAAATATCTAGAAAGCAGAGGTATAGGTGCTGACTGGTATGACTTCATGTACTCGCCTGATAAGACTTGGGACATACACCAAAGATTGCTGATACCATTCTACTGGCGGGGAGACATAGTAGGATTCACAGGAAGGATGTTTGAGGAATCGCAAGGGGTAAAATATTACACGGATGTGTGGCCCGGGTATGTGTTCAACATGGATGCACAGGACTGGACCAGGAAATTTGTTATAGTGACCGAAGGACCTTTTGATGCCATATCCGTTTCTGGTGTGAGCATACTGGGATCAGAGATAAATGAAACACAAAGAGAGTTGATAGATGGCCTTGGTAGAACGGTAATTGTTGTACCAGACAGAGATGCCCCGGGACAGAAATTAGTGGATCAAGCGACAGAGTTTGGCTGGAGTGTTGCTTTTCCAGAATGGGATAAAACGGTTGGCGATGTGGCAGATGCTGTGTTAAAATATGGTAGACTGTTTACTATACAATCAATATTAAAAACAACAGAGACTAGTAAACTAAAAATAGATTTGAAAAGAAAGATGTATGGCTGATTACAATAACAACGAACCACAACACCGGGCTAAAGATTATTCTTTCGATGTGCAGAAATTGTACATTGAGATGTTGTTAGCAGATGCTGAATCATTTGCTAGAGCACAAAACATATTCAATCCTGGATCTTTTGATCGTAAATTGCAACCTATTGCAAAGTTTGTCAAGGATTACATGGACGAGTACAAAGTGATGCCAGAGGTTGAGATAGTCAATGCACAACACGACATACAATTAAAAACAGCAAAGGATCTAGATCCAGCACACTTCAATTGGTTGCTAGATGAATTCGAAACATTCTCAAGACACAAGGCACTAGAACAAGCAATACTTTCATCTGCTGATCTTTTAGAGAAGGGAGATTATGCTCCTGTAGAAGACATGGTCAAAGAAGCAGTCAGCGTAGGACTCACAAGAGATCTTGGAACAGACTACTTCGAAGATCCTCGAGGAAGACTTGAAGCATTAAAAGACAATAACGGACAGATCAGCACAGGCTGGCAGAACCTAGACAAGAAACTGTTTGGTGGATTCAACAGAGGAGAACTGAACATATTTGCAGGTGGTTCAGGTGCAGGTAAGAGTTTGTTCTTGCAGAATCTCGCAGTTAACTGGGCACAGGCCGGACTGAACGTGTGCTACATATCTTTTGAATTGAGTGAACAACTTACAGCCATGAGACTGGATGCAATGATGACAAATATTCCTACAAGAAAAGTATTCCCTGAAATTGATAATGTCGAGATGAAGGTCAAGATGTTGAAGAAGAAATCAGGTAACCTGCAGATCAAATACTTGCCAAGTGGTAGTAATGTGCTAGACGTAAGGACATATCTCAAGGAACTAGAACTAAAGAACAAAAAGAAAATAGATTGTATATTGATCGACTACTTGGATCTCATGATGCCAAAGAGCAAAAGGATATCACCAGCAGACTTGTTTATCAAAGACAAATATGTCTCAGAGGAACTTAGAAACTTGGTTGTTGAGAAACAGTGTGTGTTGGCAACAGCATCACAGTTGAACAGAGCAAGTGTTGAAGAAATAGAATTTGATCACAGTCACATCTCAGGCGGACTATCAAAGATACAGACGGCAGACAACGTGATAGGTATATTCACATCGAGAGCAATGAAGGAACGTGGCAGATACCAGATACAGTTCATGAAGACTAGATCGAGTTCTGGTGTTGGACAGAAAGTAGATTTAGAGTTTGACGTAGACAGTCTAAGAATTAGGAGTCTGGATGAGGAAGAATCACAGAGTTACAATCAACAGGGCAAGAACAAGATTTACGATTCACTGAAACAAACATCCAAAGTAACTGGTGGTGATGCGTCCACAGATGCAAGAACAGAAGTGCCGGATCCTCGTAAGGGCGATGCACTGGGAGTCAAAGTAAAGGCCACAGTAGAAGGCGGTAAACTGAGACAACTGTTGAACGAGTTGCATTCTGATGAAGAACAATAATGAAAAAAGTACATGATTGGTTTCTTCCAGAGTATGATAGTCATTATGAGCAATGGATGATCACTAATAATGAAAAGAATTATCAAAGACTACAAAGAGAGTATGCACTCAAACAAGTAAAACATTTCCGTACAGCGGTCGACATAGGCGGCAACATTGGTTTCTGGAGCAGAGATTTCTGTGAACAATTCAATAATGTAATAATTTTTGAGCCCGAGGCATCGAACATAGAATGCTTGAAAGAAAATTTGAAAATGCATTCTAACTTCGCATTACACGAAGTGGGACTAGGAAGCAAAGAGGAAACACGAGAATTCTACACATCATTGACTACGTCAGGTGGCCATAGTTTTTATAGGGATCAAATCTTTGAAAGTGCTGTCGGCAAGACAACATTACCCATCAAAAGACTTGATGATTATAAACTGACCAATGTAGATCTCATCAAGATCGACACACAGGGCAGTGAATACGATATACTGTTAGGCGGCGAACAAACACTGATCAACAACGACGCTGTACTGAATGTAGAAATAGAACACAAGAACGAAGGACACAAAAAGCGTGCCACAGAGATCATTGACTTCCTGTCAAGTGTGGGTTACAAAGAGTACGGCAGATCTCGAAAGAAAGAAGTCGTTTTTAAGAAAGTGCGTAAAGCGTAAATTACCAAAAATAGCGTAAGTTAAGAAATAACGCGAAGCGTTAAAAAGCGTAAAGCCGGCCTGCCCTTCTTTGAGCTGACCGACTCCACAGTGTTAGCGAACTAGAATGTAAATTTGATTCCAGCGGCCGCGTCTTGTGTGTCTACACCTGTAGGCACGTCAGTTTGTTGGAAAGCACCATATAAACTAAAGCTCTCACCGATCTTCTTCTCGGCACCAACTGTAGTGTATTTGTTACCATCCTCGATCTCACCATAACCAACTGAGATAGTTGTTGCACCGATTAGGTGTGAAGCAACTACTTCGTTAGCAGTAGTTTCTAGTTTAGTAGACTCTACTTCTTTTCTTGTATGGTTGTAACCGATAGATGTAGCATCAGAAATGTCAAACGTGACACCTGCACCCTTGTACTCTACTGCGTTCACTTTGTCATCCGTGTATGCAACACCGATGTTTAGTGAATCAGATAAGTCCATAGTGGCCGCAGTCTCGTACACGTCAACGCCCGATTTACCAGTTGTGCCGTCAACTTTGATCAAGTTGTCGAACTGGATAGCACCTAAACTGTTAGAGTAAGTCACTGTGTGTGAATCTCTGCTGAACAATTTCTGTGCGGCACTTCCGCCGTATTCTGGGAACACATCCGTCTTAGATGTAACAGCACCCTTAAACACAGAGTTCTGTCTTCCTGCTGATAGCACACCTGCGTCACCCATGTCAATCCCAGCGTATGCTAGTTTTGAATCAAATGGTGAAGAACCAGAGTCATCCGCATCGATTTCAACTTCTAACTTCGCGAAGCCGTCGACACCCTCTGATAGTGGGCTTGTTAAGTCAACACCAATTGAAGAACCGTTGTTCTCCGCTTTCGATGTTGCCACGCCTGAAGCATTCTCATTGTTTGAAAGCATGTAGTTCAATGAACCATAAACTTTCATTTCGGCCGCTTCAGCCGGTGCCGGTTTCATAACCGACCATATGGCTACAAGTGCTACTATAATCGCTACACCTATCGCCGCTTTTTTCTTAGTCATTTTCATAGATTGATTTTCTCCTGTGATCTATATGATTAATGTGCGATTACTGGCCTAGCAATCGCTCTGGATTGTAAGACATATTTATTCAAAATGCAACCATTAAGTGCAACTTTTTTTACCAAAATAGTTTACACCAACGTCGTTTGCGTATATAATTACGAGTAGCAAAGGAGGTTCACGATGGGCATACACTACGACTACAAGAACACCAGGGGTGCAAAGAAATTACAGAAACAGCATGAACGGGAACAGCGTAGGCTGAGGAAGAAGCCACAGGAGATGCCGGAACAGGAACCGGACGAGACCCGGCCGCTCACGCTGGACATGATCACAGACCCCGACAAATGATAAACCAGAGACTGTTCGACCACTACGGCATCAACACCCAGAAGGACCTCAAGATCCAGACCATATGCTCACGGCCCTTCGACACTGTGCTGATAGACAAGCAAGGATCTTGTTACGCCTGCGAATGCACCAGTTGGCTACCGCAGAGCATAGGCAACCTACAGATAAAATCACTAGATGATATCATCGGTGGCGACATGCGTCGACAGATGCAGGACAGCATCACCGATGGCACATACCGTTACTGCAATGAACACCAATGTCCGTACATACGTGGGGGAGACATGATGGACCACAAGGCCGATCACATCAAACACCTCAGGCTGGCCATAGACGACAGTTGTAATCTCAGATGTCCCAGTTGTAGGAAGGGACTGATATTCCACAAGGAGGGTTCCGCATACAACCTGGGCATACGCCTCGCTGACAGGATAAATGACTGGTTGCACAGTTACGAACACCCCATGCAGGTGCACATAGGATCTGACGGTGATCCGTTCGCCTCACACGTGTACAGGCACTTCATGGAACATACACCCGAGAGGAAGAACATAAGGTACAGCATACTGACCAACGGATTGATGTTCAAGGAGTTCCACACCAGGGTGCCATATGTCATCAGCAATCTTAATGAGTTGGGAGTGAGCATAGACGGGGCCAGTCCAGAGACATATGAGAAACTGAGGCTAGGTGGCCGTTGGGAGAAGATGTTGGAAGGCCTGGAATGCATGGCGGAACAGAAGGAGAAGCACGGATTCGGATTCATATTGCATTTCGTAGTACAAAAGGACAACTATCATGAGATGCAACAGATGATCGACCTGGGAGAGCAGTACGGTGCTGACAGAGTATGGCTGAACAAGATAGAGGACTGGGGGACGACAGACGACTTCAAAACACAAGACATATGGAACACACCAGAATACAAGACACAGATAGACATGGTCATTGATAGGATACAAGCACGTGACAACGACAGGTTTATTGAGTGTCCTACTTTAATAACTGAAGAGGCTCGTTGTAGAAACAGAAACTGAACTGCAACCTAGGGTATGTGGCAGACTTGCCTATCTCTACCGTGTGTAGTATATCACTACGCAACACTATCGGCCTATCACACTCCACCCTGTCTATCTCCCTGGCGTAGTCATCGAACCAAATATTGTAGGTATCCTTTGTGTTCAACACGGGAAAGTTTATCTTTGCTATCACTGGAGGGTCGTCCTTGTGTATGTGTGTGATTATTTCTTCATTGTAGATAGTGAAACTCATGTCTCTGACTTTTAGTCCTAGACTATCAAACCATTCTTTGCAAGGATTGTTTGGTATTGAGAAATAGTCTTGTATTTCTTTCCTCGATAGATTGTTCCAAAAATCTTTTAGTTCTCTGTTGGCTGTTATCCCCACGTAATAACCGTAAAGGCTGTCTGCTATCTTCTGTTGCTTGTCGCAATCCAATATGTGATAAGACTTCATTATGCTTATTTAAATACTGTTTCATATGAAAATAGCAATTACTGGGCACAAGAAAGGAATTGGCAAAGCGTTCGCCGAACAACTATCGGCCAAAGGACACGAGATAGTTGGTATTTCTAGGAGCGACGGAGAGAACATTAGGAGGACAGCACACACGGCATCTATAATTGAGCCCTGTGACCTTTTCATAAACAATGCCATAAGCATGTACGCACAGACTGAACTACTGTTCGAAGTATGGCACAGGTGGCAGGAGGACAAAGAAATGCATCACATTTGGAATATATCTACAAAGGTGTGTGAGAACGCAGAGGACCGACAAATAGACGGGTTATCCATGCGTGAGGCAATGCAATACCGCAATCAAAAAATGGCATTGGAACTTGCACACAAACAACTCAATGCACAGGCAAGCAACACAAAGATGAAACTTATACGTCCGGGAATGATCAACACACAAGGAAAGGGAGGTATGGACGTTAACCACTACGTGGGTAGTGTGTTGAAGGAACACTATGCTGAAACACTGGAGTAAACTGCTGAACACAGACTGTGTTGTGATAGGAATAGGTGAGAGATTAGTTTATCCTATCTATGTCAGTGGTTCAACAAGTTTGAGACGTGCCAGTGACAGGAGTTACACCAACGAGGAAATCAATGCACTCGATCACATAGATATCATTATCAGGAACCCCAACGAACGTTTCGTGTCGGGCATCAACGTGTACAGCAGTCAAAACAATATCACAGTACCAGAAGTTCATCACCTAGTGAAGGAAGGAAATCTTGTGGACAGACATATTGTTCCACAGTACGTGTGGCTGTGCCACTTGTACAGATTCTTTAAGGGCACAGTGACATTGAAACCACTGGATGCCATAAGTGATTACTGTGACAATCATAATCATCGTAACAGGTCCAAAACGATAGTGGACACTGTTGCAGAGTTTGTTGATGTCGATCACAGACTATTAGAACAACTCGGGCACACACAAAAGTTACAACACATAGTGGAAAGATATAAAAATGTTCTGTCCTAGGCTAGATCACTTTATAAGACTTAACCAAGACGGTTCTGTGGGCAAGTGTGGGCACATGATACATGCGAAGGGATTTGCCAGTCACGAAGAATTGGAACACAGCGATTGGATGGCAAACGTCCGTGCCACAATGGACCAAGGGCAATGGCCCATGGAATGTTTCAGGTGTCAGAGGTCGGAGAAGGTCAAGGGTGAAAGCATACGTACCAACAGCATAGTCAGACACAAGATGTTACATCCTATACGCAAGGACTACTTGATAGTGGGAGGCGTGTTGGATAATGTGTGCAACAGTGCCTGCCAGTCGTGCCATGCCGGACTCAGCACAAAGATAGGGAGCCTGGAATCCAGAGACTATCCACGTGTTGACAACTACGAAGTGTTCAAGAAGTTGCCACAGGAAAGGATAATTGAATTCGATGTGAACGGTGGCGAGCCCACTGCCAGCAAGAACTACAAAAAGGTTTTAAAGGCACTACCGGAGAATGTGAAGATAGTACGGATGAACACCAACGGGTCTAGAATGATCCCAGAGATAGAGGATGTGTTGAAGAGAAACATAATGGTCATAGTGACAATGAGCTTGGACGGAATCGGTCAAGTGCATGACTATGCACGTTGGCCTATCAAGTGGGACAACTACAAGAAAACTGTGGATGCCTATCTTGCTCTGCAGAAACAATACAAACTGTTGCAACTAAATTTCTGGACCACAGTGAGTTGTCTAAACATAAAAATACTACCTGACATAGTAAACTTTGCCAAGAACAAGAACATACCACACGATTGGGCGTTCCTGGAACAACCCAGCGTGTTAAACGTAAAGTACGATAATAAGTTTACAAGATTGGCCAAGAGCATGTCTCCTAAAGAAATAGCAGTGGATAGAAACAATGATAAAGAACTAGAAGATTTTATCACCAGGCAAGATGCGTTACGTAAGATTAGTATAAAAGATTATTTTAATTTCTTAGAAAAATGATCAAGGAATAGTTTAGCAAAACGTTCATGATGTTCTACACCATAGTGCTCGCCATCTGAGGCCAGGCTTGGCTTAGCGTGTAAGTTTCTTGCTGTAAATTTGTCCCAGTGTGGCCAGCAGTTCCTTATTGTATAATCTTTTAGTATGTTCAACTCCCCGATGTGCTCTTGATAAGTCTCATCAGCAAAGCAATGGAATGTACTACAGCCTTTTTGCTCGGCAAACTTTTGTAGTAGGAAAATATTTTTCAAAAAGTTATTCCGATCGGTTTCTTCTGTTTCCATCTTCAGATACCGATCACCCGATGTAAGACTTATAGGATCTGTTTCCAACCGTTCTCTACGACTCCACAACGGCCAGCAGGCAATGATTATTCTTGGCTCTAGGAGTTTTTCCGACCCGTACAGTATGCGAATCATCTTGTCGGCACTACATCCAGGTTGTGCTAGATTCCAATACCTTAAACGTGTAGTGTTGTGCTTCGAAAGGTGAGCGACCCAGTGTGTGTTGTCATCATGACCTACCCCGTAGGTATGACTGCATCCGAGAACTATAACATTCTTCTTTCCCGAAGGCATTGGATCCCAACTAGGACATCTATACCCTACTTCGGACTCCGGCAGGCCCCTGTCTGTGTAATGACCAAACTTTATCATTTACTACCCCTTGCCAGGTTCATCCTCTGGTTGATCCTGTGAACTATGTAGAGTTCCATGAAGCCCATCCTTTTCTTGTTGCCGAACATTGTTGGGTACTTCAACTTGCCCATCATGAGATACTTCTCGTCTGCGTATAGATCTAGTCTGTGTTTGTGTTTGGGATACCTGAACTCAAGTGCCTTGTGTTTCCACAGGTACTTGACAAGTTTGGATTCGTCCAACAACATTGTTTCTGCAAGTGCTGGCGGTATGTTCTCCTTGAACTGTTTCAACTTTATGGAATAGAACTTCTTCACACAATTAATTATGTGGTGTTTGGCGTGCCCGGAAGGATTCGAACCTCCGACCCCAAGTTTAGGAAACTCGTATTCTATCCAACTGAACTACGGGCACAATTTTGTCTGGCGGTCCCTAGGGGAGTCGAACCCCTCTTTCGAGGATGAAAACCACGTGTCCTAACCGATAGACGAAGGGACCGTTTGGTGGAGGATACAGGGATCGAACCTGCTACCTCCTGAATGCAAATCAGGCGCTCTCCCAGATGAGCTAATCCCCCAAACCGACCAAACTCTGCTGAGACCATTGACTGTTTAGGTGTAAATGGTAATAACGGTGAGTTTGGTATTTGTGGTGCCGCTTCCCGGATTCGAACTGGGCACCTACTGATTACAAATCAGTTGCTCTACCTAATGAGCTAAAGCGGCGTCACAGTAATTATATTACACGATAAACCTGTTCTAGTCTACCTGTTAAACGCACACAGAAGCACACACACGCATGGTAAAGGCTATCCAGGAGTAACTGTATATTTGCACATATTACCATTATGTGCTATGTTCTAAATGCAGGCCAGGTATGTTGACAACACATAAATAATCTATATAATAAAGTTATGAGAGACACAAAAACAATAACAGCATACGCTCAGAAGATGTTACGTGAGGCCAAACAGAAGTTGATGTTCAAGCACCTACGTACAGAAGTAGACTCGGGTGCCAACGGCACACAGAAGTATGTGATAAAGAACGGTGCCAATACTGGCAAGGTTGCCACTAACGCCAACAAATTCCAATAAGACAAAAGCACCATATAGCATTCTAGGTTATCGGTGTAAATAATCAGTATGAATAAAAAGTTAGAGTGGTACATGATAATATTCCTAGTGATAGTCCTCGTGGGCCTTTCTTCATGCAATCCTGGCCAACACGTGGACAGGCAATCACCACACGAGACAGAACAAGAGATGAATGCTGAAATAACCAAGGACATGGATGCAATGGACAAAGAGAAGGAACTATTGAATCCTAATGGCCCTACCAACTTCGAGAGCATAGTGGATGTGCTTGGCTGTATGTTCGCACCAGACGACTGTCCATTGAAGAAACGACAGGAAGAACAGAAACTAGACAGATAAATACGGTTACCTCCTAGGAGGGCGTACAATGAAAAAAGTAATTGACGAAATTAAGAAGCATAAAAAAGCAATGATTGGTGTTGCTGTTGTTGTTGTGGTATTCGCATGGATACTAATCACAAACGAACCTGCACCAGTAGAAGCACAATAAGGAGCACCAAATGTTTTTAACAATTGGATTAATAGTTGGTTTCGCGGCTGGTTGGTATGTGAATGAGAAGTTCGAAGCAATACCGGGACACATCGAGAAACTAAAATTCTGGAAGAAATAATATAGCGATGGAGGGTTTAGTATGTTTGCAAGACTCAGAGGATGGTTCGAGGCGTACGTGCAAAAAACGTTTGAATCATATGAACCACCTAAACCCACTATCTACAAACTTGGCAGTAAGAAGTACGTCAAAGTAAAACGTCTGAGGACCACGTCAAAAGCAAAAGGTCCTTACCTCAAGTAACACAGTTTGTAAATTTTGTAAAGATCAACTACCAGAAGTGTGGTAGAATAAGTATTAGGATGAGTGCAACATTAGTATGGTTCGGTGATAGTTACACCGTGGGACAAGAGCTCGGCACACACCATGGCGGATTCACCACAGATGATTATGATGACCGTATACCTTCGTTGCTGATCATCGATAGACAGAGGGGCAGGCCTGACCTTGCGTTCCCTATCCTGACAAGCAAACAGTTGAAACTAGATTTTTTATTATACGGGGCAGGCGGCCGTGCCATCACGGGCATGTACTGTGACCTGTTGGAATTCACAAAGACCAAAAAAGATGGCGTGAACTATGTTGCGGTGTTCGCCTTTCCCGGACCGGTCAGTAGATGTCACTACATCGACAATGATAACAATTACGTAAACTTCCCCGACACTAACATTCTGCGGCACCAACTACGATTCCACAAGTTCGAGACCACACTGAACATCAACAATATCTACACCACATGCGTCGCACACGACATCACTCCATACTTTGTTTCCACATGGAGTAGGCTGGAACTGTTGGATCACTACAACATCGTGCCGGGTGCGAATTGGTTGCTACCGCATGATTCTGCTCTCACGGAACTGGCGTGGGGATTCAGTGATCCCCCTCAGGACTGGCTGACCATCCTCAAACCCAACAACAGGGTGTTCGACACCTACATCAGTCCTTGCCTGAACCATCCCAACATACTGGGACAACAGGTGTTGGCTGACTCAATGACGAAATTGCTGAAGGATAAACTGTTCGGAGTGTAGACTACTTGGAGTGTGGCGGTAGTTTCTTTTCAACCCACCATATGTGCTTCTGGGTGATTGGGTCGAGACTTACAAGCAAAGTTTGTTCGACTCCTATGAACCACCTAAACCAACCATCTACAAGTTAGGTAACAAACGTTACATCAAGGTTAAACGTTTGAATTCAAAGGACAACAAAAGTCCTCGCCTCAAATAATCATTTCCAAAGTTTAAGTGCTTGATCTATCTCGTCGTAGAATTTCTTCTGTGACGTGTTGTACGAACAACCGTTCCACCAATCCTGATTCATGATAGACATGGCACACAGGTCACAGTCACCTATCACCCACGTTGGGTCATACCATAATGGTAATTTATTGTTTGGTGTCAGGCAGTGCGTGTGATACCATGTAGGCTTCCTGCTGATGATGTAGATCATCTTGCGTTTTTCAAGTGTGTACATAAAAATATTTACAACAGAAGCGTGTAAATTATAGTTTGCTATTTGTAAATCTTGTAAATTTAAATTTACAAAAAATTTACTCCGTTTACAACGTATGACTTGATTTTCCGTGGTTTTGTGTATATGTTTACTATAAGTAAATTTACAAACATTAATTTACAAAAGGAAACAATACAATGTACGAAGACAAGAAAAAGACCAAGAAGGTCTATGTTGAAAGCAAATGTGTTTCTCGTGACGACTGCTGTTGGGATGAAACACCTGAGATGCTAGAAGTCGTGACTGTAAATAGCACTCCCACGATAGAGACCATATCAGAGACAGTACACCAAACAAGTTAATATATACGTACATGTCAATAGATTGGAACTCCGACAGATGGGACGGCGTTGTTAGACCTTACTCGCAAGAGGACGTAAAGAGGTTGAGCGGTACCGCAAACATCAAGTACACTCTGGCCGAGGACGGCTCTAATAAACTATGGGATAAGTTAAACAACTTACCTTACGTGAGTGCCTTGGGTGCCCTCACAGGTAACCAAGCACTACAACAGGCCAAGGCCGGACTAGATGCAGTGTATCTTTCTGGATGGCAAGTGGCGGCAGATGCGAACTCGTCAGATGAGATGTATCCCGATCAGTCGTTGTACAACACCGAAAGCGTACCAAACGTTATCAAGAAGATCAACAACACATTCATACGTGCAGACCAGATACAGACAATGGAGGGCACAGGAGACACAGATTATTTCTTACCAATAGTCGCGGATGCCGAATCAGGGTTCGGTGGGGTGCTGAACACACACGAATTATTCAAACACATGATCAGGGAAGGTGCGGCAGGTATACACCTCGAGGATCAACTGTCATCTGCAAAGAAATGCGGACACATGGGTGGTAAGGTTTTAGTTCCGACTTCTGAGATGGTCCAGAAACTGATAGCGGCAAGACTGGCCGCGGACACGATGGGTGTACCAACTGTTATTATAGCAAGGACAGATTCACTTGCGGGTAACTTGATTACCAGCGACCATGACGATATAGATAAAAAATTCATAACTGGTGAACGTACAGCAGAAGGGTTCTACAGGACCAATGCTGGTATGGAACAGGCCATTGCACGTGGACTTGCGTATGCACCGTACTGTGATCTAATATGGATGGAGACAGGTAACCCAGACATCGGTGAAGCTAAAGAGTTCTGTACAGAAGTGCGTAAGAAGTTTCCAAACAAGATGTTCGCTTACAACTGTTCTCCGTCATTTAACTGGAAGGCTAAACTAACAGACACACAAATAAGAAGTTTCAAAGATGAGCTAGGAGAGATTGGTTGTAAGTTTCAATTTATCACACTTGCAGGATTTCATTCGCTGAACCATAGCATGTTTGATCTGTCTAAAAAATACAAAGAGACTGGCATGACCGCGTTCGTTGAACTACAGCAGAAAGAGTTTGTGTCACAAGCCGATGGATTCACAGCAGTTAAGCACCAGAGAGAAGTGGGTGCAGGATACTTCGATGAGATAGCAAAAGTTGTTACAGGAAGTAATACGTTGAGTGCTCTAGAAGGTTCTACAGAAGAAGAGCAATTTAATTAAATTTTAGTTAAACCAGTGTTGATATGCTAGGTAAGGTACTAGTATAGGCCATACCGTGTGTTCTACGATCTCATATAGAACAGCTAACGTTAATAGTATTGCCCACATCTTAGATGTTTTTGCTTTCATAGATACAAATGCAAAGAACCTTGCGTGATAACTTCCGATTTTTTTTATTAATTCTGTCATAGTTTATTGTATTGCGAATAGTTATTATTCGCAAGTACTTATGGTTGTGTGATTATGACTATTTGGAATGTGGTGGCAGTTTCTTCTCAACCCACCATATGTGTTTCTGTGTTATGGGGTCGAACTTACGCATTCGCAGTTTCTGGTTCTGCTTCTCGCCCTTGCCAGGTTTCATCGCGTAGTAGTAGTAACCGTGATCCTTCATCTTGGAATCCTCTGGTACCAGTCTAACTTTTACGTATGGTTTCTTTGACTTTGGCTTTTTTGCCGCCATGATGGTATCCCATGTAGTATGCCACTGCTATGAACGTGGCGATTATCAGTGTGTGCCAGATGTAAAACATACTGTTAATTATCGATATCAGTTCTGACTATGTGTTTTCTCAATGCCCTGACAAGCTCTTCTATCTTGTCGATACAGCCGATCAGATCCCTGTCTGTGATGTATTTGGATCTTTCTTTCATCTTGTCGTATTCCTTCAAGGTGATCTGAACCATTGGTGTTGTGTCTCTCGTGGACTCGTTCTCGTAACTCTTGTCTTCTGATCTATCATCTGTCATGTTACTCCTGGTTGTCCTGTTCCCTGCTGGTTACTATCTTGTCCACAAGTCCGTATGCAACTGCCTCATCGGCATTCATGAACTTGTCTCGTTCCATGTCATCCTTCAACTTCTGTAAGGGTTGGCCCGTCGTCTTCTCGTATATCTCTGTTAGTTCTTTCTTCCAACGCAGTAATTCGTTTGCCCTGATCTCAACATCAGTGGCCTGTCCACTCGCCCCGCCCAGTGGTTGGTGTATCATGTGTCTTGCGTGTGGCAACATCATCCGCTTGCCCTTTGTACCCGCACTTGCTAGGAGTGAGCCCATACTACAAGCCTGGCCCACCACTATCGTTTGTATGTCTGATCTCACATACTGCATGGTGTCGTATATCGCCATGCCTGCCGTTACCAGTCCGCCCGGCGAATTGATATAAAGGGTTATATCCTTCTGGGCATCTTGTGACTCCAAGAATAACAGTTGAGCACACAGCACTGATGCGGTGTGTTCCTCTATCGGTCCTTCCAACATGATTATCCTGTCCTTTAGAAGTCTACTGAAAATATCGTAACTTCTCTCACCTTTGGATGTCTGTTCTATCACTATTGGTGTAAGTGGCATATGCAGTTATAATACACTATAACTGTGTCCGGGTCAACCTTTTATATGTGGTATTATTACAGGTGCGTGACCAGGCCCATGATCGCGAAGAACGCCACGAACGCCCATGTGTCCAACCTGTACCGTTCCACCAGATTGTACTTCTGTTGCTCTGACATTATATGATGTGCCTCTCCGTGTATTCCATTACAGTTGTATGGGCACTATGTACTTCTTGCCGTCCACTTCTATGGTTGTCTGTATGCCCCAGCATCGTTGCCACAATCTGTCATCTTGCTCTTGGGGTGCTGATCCGTCCGCTGTCTGGTTGCTGACCCTCTTCTTCTTTGCCGGTTTGCTCAACCATTCGTGCTCTTGGTCTGTGTATATCATGTGTTGGATTGTTCCTTTGTTTTACACTATTTTATCATGTTGCAGGTCAAAACTGTAGTGTTAATGATGCATAGGTGCTATGCGATGGCGTTGGGTGACTTCCACTCTCGCTTCCGATCACCCATAGTTGCCATGTATCCGATACTGTGTGATTATAGCAGGATCAATAGCCCAGTGCGACCAGTATGAATCCAGCGATCAACAGGTAGTACTGCCAGTGGTCACGCACATGCCGGTGGGTCGTGGGATTGAAAATCCGCTGTGCAAAAATTTTTGATCTGAGGTACACCCGGTGTGGGTCAATCTGCCCTGCCCTGATGCTACTGATGGTGCCCATGACTGTGCCGGGAACAACAAAGATGCACAGCACCATGACAATGACCTTGATCATACAAATATGTATGTGCCTAGTGCTGTTCTTTATCTAGTCGTATTAACTCATCTATGATGTGTTCGATCTCGGCCCGTATGTGATCGATCTCCGCATACACCATCACACGCTGTTCTGCTGTGACGTACTTGAGTTGATCCAACAACTCCCACATGTTCATGAAACGTATCTGGAGTTCTTCCCGCAGTTCCCACACAGCATAGGTGTGTTCGTGGAAAGCGACTGCACACACAGTCATGACGGCATATAGTATGACTGTACGCACAAGCATACGTGTATTTAAGGTGCAGGTGCGATCAGTATTGCGGGATCCACATCTGAGTGTTTGACTGCACACACTTGCACTAGATCGTACCGGCTAATAAGCACATCATGAAGTATGTCAGCAGATTCTGGGTCCAACTGCACATAGTAACGATAGCAGTGTTTACCCATATACGCTAGAACATAGTAGTATTGCATGTAGGTTATTATACGGTCAAACGACACGATTGTCAAACCTGGGTATGCGGGGGTAATATTTCCGCTGTGCATTTTTTTTATACCCCGGGTATTTTACCATTGCCATACCAGTTTTACCACCATGCTCATAAAATGCTATGCGACCGTGACCGTTCTGAAAAACTTTTTCGTTTCCGACACCGACCACCACCGTGTGACCCTTTCTGAGTGTGAGTACGGTTCTCCACTGTGTGCCACTGTGCGTCATCGTTCTATACGGTTATAACCCTGCCCGCCCGGCAACCATTACCATCTACACTGTCCAACTCTGAATGGTGCATCTGGTTTGATCCCCTGTCCTAGGCCGCGGTGGTAATGTTTGGTAAAGGTCACACACGGCAGGGGCAGAGCCAGAAGGCGGGAGGCTTACCAATCGTTACCAACCCCTGTGACCATACCAAAACCACCAAGCGTTTGACATGTGTCTAGCCCTACCAAATGTTACCGGATTCCGTGCTCGCGGTGCGAAACCCTCAGGTGATTTAGGTTTGGTCTACCAACGCTTACCACGGTTCCGATCTGGCTCGCCCACCATCCTATTGTGCTATTACCAAACATTACCAGCCGCGGAGTTAAATACACACATGATATCCGGCATACTGTTCTACATAGCAATCGTGGGCCTCTTGGCCTATGCGGCATATCTCAAGCATCAGATCCGAAGAAAGTAGCGGTCGGAGACGGAGGTGCGAAGCACCGATACATGGACCCACCGACAGGACCTCATAATGTTCCAACTCGACATGCCGTTGCTAAGGTTCACACGGTGGCCGAACCGGCCCTCCCGACCCCAACCACATCATAGAAAG